GGTCACGGAATCCAATCCCAAGGGAAAGAAGCTAGCTAGAAAAAAATCATTTTGTGCCAGAATGGCTGGTGTAAAAGGTCCAATGAAGGACAAGAAAGGTAGACCAACACGAAAGGCACTAGCCTTAAAGCGTTGGAGATGTTAATTAATGCAGGAGTACAGGTCATATGCTAGCTTAGATGATCGCATCCTTAAAGACGGGGATGTAGGCTTTGTTGGTTTCAACAATAGGCTTAGACCTGATCAGCTGCAAGGCGGACTGCTGGCTGATGCCCAGAACGTCCGCTTTGACCGCAACGGTGAAGCACAGGTCCGTAAGGGTATCGAGGTCATAGAGGCTCCGTTTGCCGTAGGTGGAGATGTACTTCGACTGCCTACTGATGCACAAATAGATGATGGAGTCACGGCTTTGCTTCCTACGACTATTGAGTCAGCAAACCTTGTTGGTTCCGCTAATCAGGTCAGCATTGTCATCAATGACCCAGCGGTTGACCCTGGGCATACATTTGTAGCAACTAATTCTGTCCAGGTAGAGGGTCTTGGTTTTACTACAGTTGACCCTAATGGCACGCATACACTGGTATCCGTGACTGATAACGGGGATACCAAGACATTGAAATACGCGTTGACGGGTAGTGATGAAGGCTACAGTGCAGCTGTTGCTTTGCCAGAAGACCTAATAACAACAGCAGGAGGGTTTTTAGTTGGAAAAACTTATACTATTGTGAGTGTAGGCAGTACGGATTTTACAGCTATTGGCGCATCTTCAAATGCCGTAGACGTTGTTTTTACTGCTACAGGAGCAGGATCAGGAACTGGAACCGCCTCTTTCAACTTAAATGCCAATACAACGCAAGCCATTATTGGATTCAATATGGTCCTTGACCAAGGGTCAGTCACCGAAGTTTATGCGAGTACTGAGTTCAGTGACCCAAATGAGAACGCAAGTCAGTACATACTCATTGCCTCTAATCTCAAGGTTGTTGCTAAGAACTTAGCGACGAATGCAACTGTAGATATTGCTTACCCAGCAGGCGAAACTGTGCCACCTGAGTCATCAATGCTCCAAGCGTTTAATAAGGTGTTCATCTTTCGTAAGGGTCAAGTAGCTTTGGAGTGGAATGGTTCGTTTAGCGGAACCCCTGCATTTACTAAGGTTGCTAGCGGAACCTATACGCAGCCAGTGCCTCTGTCTTTAACGGATATTGATTATGCAAGTGGAGTTGCTACAGCTACTGCAAGTACAGCAGCAGTTGCTACCTTGCTAGTTGGGGACACCTTAACTTTTACTGATGCGGGTAACTCTACTTATTCAGTAGGCGATACCATAACTGTGCAAACAATACCTAGCACAACTACCTTTACTTTTTCTACAGACAAAGCTGACGCTACCAACAAAAACGGTACTGTTCAAAAGCGAGTATCCGTAGGTCTTGGATTTACCCATATGCCAGCCCCAGAGTTTGCTGTCTACCATCAGCGCAGGTTGGTCATGCCCTTTCAGTTTTCGGTAACGGGAACGAACTCATATACATCGAGAGGTATTCTTGACGAGGTCATCGCTTCCGACATCTTGGACTCCGATACCTACGATCAAATCTATGCCCAGTATAGATTCAACGCAGGTGAAGCTGACTTTACCGTAGGCTTGCACTCCTTCTCCGAGGACAACCTAATGGTGTTCAACCGTAATAGCATTCACCTAGTATCTAACACGACATCTCTACAATCGGCTAGCACTAAACTACTGACTGATGAGGTAGGCTGCGTAGCACGTCAGAGTATTGAGCAGGTCGGCAATCAAGTCATATTCCTGTCCGATAATGGTGTTTACAGCACTCAGTTCTTTGATGAGTACAACCTACGTGGAACGGAGACACCTCTGAGTGAACCTATTAACGAGACAATCAAACGAATCAACAAGGATCAGCGAAGCCAGGCTGTAGCAGTTTACTTCGATAATCGTTACTTCATTGCCGTACCTCTCGATGATGCGCTTCGCAACAACGCTATCCTTATCTACAACTTTCTAAACAAGCAGTGGGAGAGCATAGATAATGTTGATAGCACGGACTGGGACATTCAGAACCTAATAGTTGCCGGTGAAGGAAGCAAGCGGGGTGTTTACGCTATCAATCGACTAGGTGGTATCCACAAGATAGACTCCAGGCTGCAGGGTGTTGACTTAATAAACGTAAGCATTGGAGGCTCTGACGAAACCAAAGATGTCAAGGGGAGCATTACTACTCGTCAGTACACCTTCGGCAACATGAACAGAAAGAACTGGAAGGAGTTCCAGATGCATGTAGAAAGCAGTGCGGACAATGTGAGTAATTTTAACCTATCTGCCGAAACAGAGAACCCGGACGCAATCTTTACTTTAGGAACCCTTAACAGCTTCAACGGCAATGCTAATTTAGCCGAAGCTGAAGATGTGTCCATACGTGGTAGAATAGGTAACCGCAGAGGTCACGGAATACAATTTACAGTTAATAATACACAAGGACGACCAAGAATTAGGTCAATACAAACTCAAGGATCAACCTCCTTTAGATCAACACAGAAAGCAGAATAATGGCAAGATTTGTAACAGGCGAAACATTTGGAACAACCGATACGGTAACAGCTACTAAGCTGAATAATGCCGTCAACAACGCTGCAATATCAACGGACTCCGTAGATAACAATACAATAGAAGTAAATTCTAATGCGCTTCGATTAAAAGACAGTTCAAGCAAAACAACGGGCGTGACTTTTGCTAAAATGCAGCATATCAGCACGGCTAAAGTGCTTGGTCGTGTTACCGCTGGTGAGGGAGATGTAGAAGAGGCATTTGACTTCAAGGATGAAGATAATATGTCGTCAAATAGTGCAACTGCGTTAGCATCTCAACAAAGCATTAAGGCATTTGTAGATAACTTAATTGGAACAGCGGATAAATCAAGTGCCTCTGGGCTGCTTGCAGAAGGAAGCCAGGGTTCTTTAACCTTAGGCGGTGGATTAATTATTAAATTTGGTGTTATAGATAAAAACACTACAGCAGGAGTTTCTGTTACTTTTCAGGACTCATCTGGAAGCGCAAGTCCATTTCCTAATGCAATCTACGGGATAAATGTAACGCCTCAAGAAAACTCTGATGCACCTTCAGAAACTGCCAGTGTAATTTCACCAACTGTAAGTGGTTTTCAGTTAGCAGGATATCATGGCACTAGTAATTCTGCTATTGGTCGTTGTTTCTTTATGGCTATTGGATACTAAATAAAATATTATGGCAGTTATAACACCAGGAAAAACATTTGCTAACGGCGAACAGCTGTCGGCTGATAAACTTAATCAAGTAATTACGGCAGCAACCTTTAACGCAACCGATGCGGTTGATGGTAGTACTATGACTCTTATTGGGGGTGCTATGGCAGTCCGTGATAGTGGCATTACAAAATCTAAGATAGAAAATGTAGCCAACATGAAGGTGTTAGGCAATACCTCTGGAAGTGCAACTTCGCCTCAGGAGGTTGCTATTCTGGACGAAGACAATATGTCTACGGACTCAGATACTTCGTTAGCGACACAACAGAGTATTAAGGCTTTTGTAACTGCAATGCGACCAAAGTTTGTATCCCTTACAGGGGGGACAACGGATTTAACAAAGACAAACCAAGCTGATGGAACAACGGTAACATATAATATTGCTGACTTCACTTCTGGTGATTCTGATTTTGCTACTAGTAAAATTACTGGATTAATAGTTCAGGGGTTTGTATTTTCTAAGACCAACACAAATTTTATAACAGCGAGTCTTCCTGCTACTGGACTTTCAACGATTATAGCTAGATGCTTCACAAATGACGGCACTATTGCTATCTCGGACTCTGCTTCTACATTAATACCTATAAACTCAGACACAAGCACATTTAGTTTTGAATATACGGTGGGTAATACTTCGGGAGGAACTTTTAACGAATCCGTAATCAGAGGAGCAATTATTCAACCTGGTCTGTAGCACTAATGAACCCCCTCCTGCAATCAGTTCAAATAGCATTGCAAAATGCTACACAGATAGAAGCCATTGCCTTCATTGACAAGGTTGTGGATTTCTGCATTGAACACGAAAATGGGAAGGTATTTCCTGGATGGTCAGAGGAGTTAATCCGATTACTTGTTGGATACCATATGGCTAAGGAAACATTTATTGTAGAGCAGGACGAAGAGGGTAATATTACAGGTGTAGGTATGTGGTATAATTGTGATGAAAACGCTGACTGGGATTTTATTAAGAACTGGGAGCCAGATAATAAGAATGCCAACGGTATATTTCTTGGCTTTCTTCATGCCACCAGCACTGAACTATTTAAAAAAATGACTCGTAAATTTTTAGAGCTATGCCCCGAAGCTATGCACAAGAAACTTATTATGATGCGTCATAGAAGTCACGTACCAACACGAGTTGAAAGTAATTACAAATTATTTAATAAAATACTAGCAATATAAAATTATGGGAGGATCATCTTCACCACCACCACCACCGCCACCAGATCCTATTGATC